CAGCTCCTTGGCGTTGTACTCGCCGGCGATCTTCTTGACCCCGGTGACGTCCAGCTTGAGCTCGGTGGCCTTGCTCCGAAGCGGGGCCAAGAACCCGTCGTGGACCAGGCCCTCGATGGTGGTCGGCCGGAGGATGTCGTCGAAGAGCGCGTCCTTGCCCTCGGTCAGGTAGCCCTGGCCTAAGCGGTAGGGCGTCGCCGTCAGACCGATGACGCGCAGGGCCGGGTTGATCTCGGCCAAAGCCCCCAGGAGCTTCCTGTAGCCGCCCTGGCGGGCGTTGTTGATGAGGTGGCACTCATCGATCACCACCAGGTCAATGTGCCCCAGGTCGTCCGCACGGTCGCGCACGGACTGGATCCCGGCGAAGGTGATGGCGTCGATATCCCGCTGCTTGAGCCCCGCGCTGTAGATCCCCATGGGGGCATCGGGCCAGACTAGGCGCAGCTTCTCCGCGTTTTGCTCGATGAGCTCCTTCTGGTGCGTGAGCATGAGCACCCGGGTCTCGGGCCAGTTGTCGAGCGCGTCCCGGCACAGCTGGGCTACGATCCAGCTTTTGCCGGATCCGGTCGGGAGCTCCAGGATCGGGTTCCCCGAGGGGTTATCCCTGAACCATTGATAGAGTAAATCGATTGCGAACTTTTGATAGTTTCTAAGCATCAACGGTGCTCCTTGTGCAAATCCTCGATCTGCCAATACTCGTCGCAGCCCACGCGCTGGAAGTCGGTCGGGATCTCCTGGTTGCCGTGCATGTTGCACAGCCAGGTCGAGCCCTCGGTGGGCACAACGTGGGCACAGGTGCGGCAGTTGCGCTCGGGCTCGGCATCGCCGTGGCAGAAGGCGTGGCCCGCGCACATCTTGCACAGCCAGTGCGTCGGATCCTTCGACAGGGGCGGCGGCATGCGCTCGGAGAGGGCGATGCGCTTCCCCTTCTCGACCAGGGCCTGGGCCGCGTCCGCATCGAGACGCACGCGCTCGGCATAGAGCCGGTCGTCGTCCTTGCAGATCGCGATGTAAAGCGCGCGGTCGATGCCGAGGCCCAGCATGTAGACCTGCATCTGGGCCCAGTGCTGGGGCTTCGATTCCTGCACGCCCTTCTTCTCCAGGGCGTTGAACGAGGCCTTGTTGTGGGTCTTGAACTCGGCGACGTGGCGCTTCTTCTCGGCCCCGGGCACGCCCTCCCGGATCACGCCGTCGGCGGAGCCAGAGACGTGGGCGCCGAACTTCACCCGCGCCTGAGTGCTCTCAAACTGGATCCCGATGGCCTCCAGGTCGGCGATGATGGTGTCCTCCTCCATCTGCCCGCGACGGAAGAGGCGCAGCATCCTGCCCGGGAAACGCTCGGCGATGGCCCAACGAAAGTTGAGCCAAAGCCAGCGTTCACAGTGATGCCCGAGCTGAGACGCCCCCAGGTGGGGCCGAGGCCCCTCCTGCAGCGACTCGTGGTGCTTGTCCACGAGCGCTGCGATGGTGTGTTGCGGGGGCGGGATCTTCATGCCCGCTGGGCCCAGGGCGGAGCCGAGCCGGCTGCCGGGGCAGGGGCCGCGGCGGGTTGGGGTGCTGCTGCCTGAGGTGCCGATACGGAAGGCGCGGCGACTGCCGGTGCGGCGCCGCCGACTACGGCTTTGAAGCCCTTGACGTCGTTGCTGTCCCCGTACTGCTCCGACTTGCGGATTGAGACCTTGATTGACAAACGGCCGCCAACCAGCTGGTCAGTGTCCTGGACCACGCCCAGGCCAATGGCGCGCATGAGCTCGCCCAGTTGCTGGCGGCCGATCTCTTCCGCCTTGGGGTTCGGGTTGCTGACGTTCAGGTTCCCGTAGACCACGCGCCCGGCGTGGGTCGGGCCGGTGACGTCATAGCGCACGGCGATGTACTGGCCCGTGCCGGCCTTCGTGGTGCGCAGCTCGGCGCCCTTGATCTCGACGTCGTACCACCCCTCGGGGATGGGGTCATAGTTGCGGTCGGACTGGGGCAGCTCTGCTGCGGAAAACGCCTGCGGTAGTTGTGCCATGGTTAGAGCTCCTCGATGGAAAAGGACGGACGTCCCGGTTTGGTGGTGATAGCCCCAGACAGGGGCAGGGTGATGCTCGCGTCGGCCTGGCTCCAGGCCTTCACGTTGAGCTCCGGCTTCCAGCGGAAGAGGGAGCCCAGGTGCTCAGTCACGCCGTGCTCGGCCGCGATCTCCTGCAGGAGGTCGGCGTCGATGCGGCGGTTCAGGCGCTCGGTCACGCGGATCTTGTGCTTGGCGGTCGCCCGGGTGCCCTGGGCGTCGCCGTTGCCCGAGGCGTTGGCGAGGAGCTCGTGGAGCTCGTCCTCCAGGCCGCGGCGCTTGGCGACTGCCAGGGCCTCTTCTTCCTTCGCGCGCAACCATTCCGCGCACAGCTTGTCGATGTCGCTCATCGGGCGAACTCCTTCTCGGTCTCCTTGCGCACGATTACCATCATGCGCGCGATTTCAAATGACGTTTGTGCAATGCGGTACGCCGCATCCCGAGGGGCCATGGACCAGCTGTCGGGCTCTTCCCAATCAACCAGGGCCTGCATGGCCATGCCGGCGTAGTGAGCGCGCAGCTCCTCGTCGGTGGGCATCATTGCTTATCCTCCTTCCGCGGGTCGTCGCCGTTCGCGAAGCGGGTGTACCACGCAGCCTTCGCGAGGTCCTCCTCGGGCTTGCCTTTATATTGGTGCCGCCAGATGTACTTGAACGCGTTGACCTTGGCGTAGGTGCGCACGGCTTCCTCGCCGAAGACCTGGACCATCGCGTCGATGCACTCGATGCCCCCGGTCTTGTAGTGCTCCGGGCTGTTGACCGGGTCGGTGGCGCTAGTGTGCTTGATAGGCACGCGCTTGCTCTTGACGTTAACGGTCTCGTCGGCGCCCGCCTTCTTGGGCTCCGGTTTCTGCTTCTTGGCCTTTTCCTTCTCCCAGCGCTTTTTTTGCGCTGCGGAGCGATTCGCCGAAGCCCGTTCCTTCTTGGCCGCGGCCTGTCGCTCGGCGGTCAAGCGCGCCGAGTTTTGCTTCTGGCAATCACGGCACCAAGATTGAAGCCCGTCAGTGGACGAGCGGTGCTTGTTGTACTGGTCGGCGGGCTTGGTCTGCTCGCACCTCGTGCAAGCTTTTTCTTTGACCGCCGTCTCAGTCCCGTCGGGCAGGACGGTGAAAGGCATGTTGTCGAAACTCATGATGCACCTCCTTGGATCTTGCGGATGATGTGGCCCAAGTCAGCGGGCTCCCAGGGATCGAGGCGGCCGGAGCGATCCTTGGCCGTCCAGAGCCCATCGGACTGGCACTGCAGGGAACGCACGGTGTTGCCCTCGGCGTCCTTTTCGATGCGCAGGGGGAGCACCAGGTCGAAGAAGTAGGGCAGCTGCTGGCCAAGCTTGGCGCCGGGCATCGAGGGCGAATAGAGGATCCGGCCCATCTCATCCTGACTTTTTTCAAGTTTCGCCGTGAAGTACACAGACTTCCCAGGAAGATCCCTAAAGGCTCGTATGATCCCACCCATCACATCCTGGAGCGCGCCGTAGGCTTGACGCGGGTCTTTTGCCGTGGCCTTCTCGTTCGCCAGGACCACCTCAGCGATCTCGCTGATGCTGTCCAGGGCGACGGATTGGAACTGATTGGCCTCGCTGGACTCGGTGAGCCACTGGTAGGCCTCCCGCAGCGTTTCTACGGAGTTGATCTCCACAAAAGGCAGGTTAGACCCCGAGATCGAGAGCAGGCCCGCCTCGGCGGACAGGATCACGGGGGCGGGGAGGGTTGGGATCAGTGACGTCTTGCCCGCCCCGGCTTGGCCGTAAACGAGCAGGCGCACCTGCTGCACGGCGACATCGCCGCTGGATTTCAGTTGGATAGCCATCGCTGGCTCCTCTCGTTATGCCCCAGGTGGCACCGCGCCGGTCGGGGATGCTTGCAAGGCTACTCGCGTTTGGATTAGGGTGTCAACCCACTTCGTCTCACTGAGGAGAAAACACGTTGAAGACAGAGGAGGCAATCCGCTGGTACGGCGGGGTAAAGCGCCTGGCCGACGCCCTCGGGGTGTGGCCGCAGGTGGTCTATAAGTGGGGAGAGCGGCCGCCCATGGCGCGGCAGTATGAGATCCAGGTGCGCACAAAGGGGGAGCTGCGGGCGGATGACGACCCAAAATCTAATGCTTGAGGCCGCGCTGCGCTACGCCAGCTGGGGCTGGCCTGTGCTGCCGCTGCAACCGAACTCAAAGATCCCGGCCACGGCGCACGGGGTGCATGACGCGACCACGGATCCGGAGCAGATCACCAAGTGGTGGGGGCGGGACCCGTCGATGAACATCGGCGTCGCCGCGGGCAAGGCCTCTGGGCTGATCGTCTTCGATGTCGACCCGCGGAACGGCGGCGAGGCAGGCTGGGACGCCTGGGTCGCGGCGAACGGCCCGCACCCGGACGGCTCGATGCAGCTGACCGCCGGGGGCGGCTACCACTTCCTGGGGCAATACACAGACGCCATGCGCAGCTGCAAGCTGGCCACGGGCGTAGACCTGCTGAGCGACGGGCGCTACTTCGTGGTCCACCCCTCGACGATCGACGGGCGGAGCTACGAGTGGGAGGGCAGCTGCGACCCGCACGACGGCGTCGGGCCCTTCCCCATACCCCAGCGCTGGCTCGACGCCTACCAGGGCCGGCGTACCGAGACCCAGCAGCGCACGCCGGACACGATCCTTCAGGGCGGCAGGAACGAGGGTCTGCTCAGCGCGGGCGGCACCATGCGCAACGCGGGCTTCTCCGAGGAGGAGATCCTCTCGGCGCTGCTGGTGATGAACGAGCGGCGCTGCGACCCGCCTCTGCCCGAGACCGAGGTGCGGCGGGTAGCCAAGAGCGCGTCACGCTACGAGCCGGCCAGGGACGTGGCCGGGGATATGGCCCGGGGCACGCAGGCGGCCGAGGCGCTCCTGCACCAGGAGCCCGAGAACGACTGGGCAGACTGGGGCGACGACATCGACCAGCAGCCCGCGCCCATACGCTGGCTCGTGCGCCCCTGGCTGCCCGACCGGGGCCTGGCCATGGTCCACGGCCCGAGCGGGGCGGGGAAGTCCTTCCTGGTCCTCGACTGGATGATGCACATCTGTACCGCCATGAAGGAATGGAACGGCGGGAAGGTGGGCGACGGGGATGTCGTCTTCCTGGCCGGCGAAGGCCACTACGGCCTGAGAGCTCGCCTCAGAGGCTGGAAGACCTACCACCGGCAGGACAGCAGCCGGATCCTGATCACCCAGCACGGCGTCGACATCAATACCCCCGCGGGTTTCAAGCGGGTGGTGGACACGATCCGGGCGAAGAATGCCAACCCGTCGGCCATCGTCCTCGACACCGTCAACCGGCACATGGCCGGCGACGAGAACAGCGCCCAGGACACCAAGGCCTTCATCGACGCGGCCAGCAAGCTGGTGGAGCTCTTTGGCTGCCTGGTGGTGCTCGTGCATCACACGGGCAACAGCGACGAGACCCAGCACCGAGCCCGCGGTAGCAGCGCCTGGCGGGCGGCCATGGACATCGAGATCAGCGTGACCCCAGGCAAGGGCGACCGCCCGGGCACGATCACGATGCGCAAGGCCAAGGACACGACCCTCGCGCAGCCCCTGCATATGAAGCTGACCCAGGTCACGGTGCCGGGCTGGTTCGACGACGAGGGCGAGCCGGTGACGACCGCCATCCCGTACATCACCGAAGGCGCGGCGGAGGAGGAGGGCGAGAGGGTCAACGGCAGGCCTGGTAATCGGGAGAGTAAATATGCGGAGTTTATTAAGGTCATGGAGCGGGGTTGGTATTGCAGCGATGCCATATATAAGGACGACCTGCCATATATAGACCGGGCCAAGTTAAAGCAGATGATGATCGACGACGGGCGCAAGGAGAGCACGGCGAGCAACGACCTCGTGCCGTCGCAGGGTAATCGTTTAATTGGGTTCTTAATTAATAGCGAGGCAATTAAAGCAACCGACGGCGGGTGGCTGATGTGCGACCCGGAGGTGGTCTCGCAGTGGAATTTGAAGACCGGAAGGTAGGCCATCACATTTGTGATTTGTGACGTTGGTATGTGATTTGTGACGCTGGCGAGGCACCATCACAAATCACAACACCCCCTTTATAGAAAAAAGGGGTTGTGATGTGTGATGTGTGACGAGCGTTGGAGGTGTGAGGTGGTGATGAGGAAGTGGACAGGGAACCGGCCACCCCGGCGGGAGGGCTGGGTCTTCGACGGGATGGTGACCGAGGCCGAAGGCGCGGCGTGGTTGCTGTATGCTCGGCCGGTGCCGAGCAGGGACGATGCGGAGGCTTATAAGTTAATTGCCGATGGATATGTTTTAAATAAGGCGAACTATTGGTTCATGTTAAATAACGAGGCCAGGGTTTTAATTGGCAAGGACGTGAAGGTAATGAAGGCCGGGCGCCCGGAGTTATATGCGGCGCTGCGGCGTTACTTGCTGCTCGACGAGGAGCAGCCAGCGAGCGAGGAGCAAGGCGATGGCTGAGCAGAAGCGAGGACCAGGGCGACCACCGAAGGCGCGGCGGAAGGATGTGGTGCCCGTGCCGCAGAGCTTTGAGCCCGACGAGGAGTTCGGGCTGACGGAGATGCAGAGCGCGTTCGTGTTCTGGTACACGGAGGGCGCGTGCAGCGGGACCGAGGCGGCGAGGCGGGCGGGGTTCAGCTTCCCGGCCGCGGCAGCGAGCCGGCTGGTCAACGGGCGCGACCACCCGAACGTGGTCAAGGCGATCAACGTCAAGCGCGATGAGATCCGAACCAAGTACGCCATCACCCCGGAGAAGACCGGGCGCGTGCTCTGGGAGATCACCGAGGAGGCGTTCAAGAACGGGGCGTACAACGCCGCGGTGTCGGCCGTGAAGGAGCTGCACAACCTGGCCGGGCTGACGGTGCATCGCACGCAGAACCTGAACATCAACGCCAACCTGGAGTCCATGAGCAAGGACGACGTGCGTCGTCGGCTCAACGAGCTCCTGGGCGTCGATGAGAGCTTGAGCGATAAGGACCTGTAGGGTAGCTCGTCTTTTGGGAGAACGCCGCTGAGATCGAAGCACAGGCGGTCTCAGGGGCATGTTGAGGGGTGAGGGTGGAGGAGGGGCGTAGAACTGCGTAGAGGGCCTCTCCCGAAGCCCTCTACTTTTTGCTCGAAAAAATCTGTTTTTTCCTTCGATTCGATCAGATTTCTTTTGTCCATTGACGTCCCAGGTAAGCGCATTTTGCCCGGGATTGGTCAAAAATTGACCAGCTTGTGCGCCCCTGCACACAGCAGCGCACCCTCAAAGCGTGCTTTTGACCCCTAAGTGCTTGATTTGCAAGGCATTGTGGCCTCAGACCTGGTCTGGCGCGGGGTCAGGGACTCCTGGGGGTCGGCAAGAAACCTAGAAAAATCAAGGGGTTAGGGGGTGGCACCCCCCTAATCGCGACCTCGCGCGAGGCGCATAGCTTTAGCTAAGTTCACCGCACGCAATCCCCAAAAAATCTCAACGCAATCCCAAGGTACCCTAGGCCCCGGCAGGATCCTGGCCCAGGGACCCCCCACCCCCAAAGGGACCCACCCCCTTCGCGACCTTGCCCCCATGGGTCCCCTGGGGTATAAAATTTTGCAAAAATTTGGAGTGTTCAAAAATTGACCAACTCACGGCAGAAGGGCGCGGCCTTTGAGCGCGACATCGTCAAGCGCCTGAACGGCTTCGCCGCGAAGCACCACCTGAACTTCAGCTGCAAGCGCAACCTGGACCAGTACCAGGCCCGGGACCTGTGCGATATCCAGATCCCCGGGCACGCGATTGAGTGCAAGGCCTACAAGGACGGGTTCTGGTTCCGCGCCGACTGGTGGGAGCAGGTGGTGCGCGCGAGCGACGGCCGGATCCCGGTCCTGGTCTGGAAGTTCAACAACAAGCCGATCCGCGTCACGCTCCCGCTCTACGCCATCGCCCGGGACCTCCCCGAGGATCCGGACAGGACCTGTGTGGTTTTGCTGGAGGAATGGTTTAATATCCTCCTGGAGAACTGGACAACCTACGGGCCTGATGATGGCGAAGAGTCCCCGGAGAGCCGCAACCCAGACAGCCCTTGAGACCGCCGAGCGCCTGCTGCGCTCCCTGCGCGGTGCCGACGAGGACATCGCCGCCGAGGCCGCGCGCTTGGCTGAGCTTTCACGGATGCGTCGCATGCGTGAACCCGAGGGCACCGCGCCTTACGAGCTCGCCCTAGGCGCCCAGCGCCTTCCCGGGGCCCCCAGGCCGCCGGATATCCCCGGGGTGGGGATTGTCTCCCTGGGGCCTAATCCTGAGGTGCTGGCCGCCGCCCGGGCCTACTCGGAGCGCTCTGGTATTCCCCTGCGAAAGGTTTTGCGTTTCCCGGCGTTCAACCCCGAGCGTGCCGCGCGCATTGCCCGGGAATATGACGTCATGGCCCACACCCCGACCGATCCCGATACGGCGCGCTCCTATCGGGCCCTGATTGACGAGACCACAGGCCAGTACGAGAGCCTGCTCTCCGCCGGGTTCAAGCCCTACTTCATCGGCCCCCAGGACCCCTATGCGAAGAGCCCCTACCTGGCCCTGGCCGACATGGCGGTGAACAAGCGCCTGGGGGTGTTCCCCACGCGCTCGGGCTACGGGTCGAACGAGGACTTCGATGTCGCCCTGAACCCGATGCTGGAGCAGACCCCGTTTACCCTCGACGGCGAGCCTATGCTGGCCAACGACCTGTTCCGGGCCGTGCATGACGTGTTCGGCCATGGCCCCTCGGGGGCGGGCTTCCGCGGCTCCGGGGAGGAGATGGCCTTCCAGACCCATGCCGGGATGTACTCCCCGGTGGCGCGCCGGGCTGCGGCCTCTGAGCTCCGGGGCCAGAACAGCTGGCTCAACTATGGCCCCTATGGGGAGCGCAACCGCACCGCCAGCATCGAGGATACGATCTTCGCCGACCAGAAGACCGGGCTCATGCCCCGCTGGGCGAGCGAGGAGGGGCTGGAGATCAACCAGGACCGAGTGAAGCGCTTCATGGACGAGGTCAGGCGCGGCGATACGCCTGTGCAAGGCGCGGTGGATCCCGAGACGGGGGTGGTGACCCTGGTGCATTACGCGCCCCGGGAGCTCTCGCGCATCGACCCGGAGATGTTCGGCACCGGGCTGTCGAAGCGCACCACGAGGGAGTTTAACCGCCTCTCCAGCGCCGACGCGCCGAAGCGGTCCTACTACGGGATCGAGAGCCTGAATAACCCCTACCAGCGCGAGCCTGGCCTCGGGCCCATCAAGCACGAGGTCCAGATCCAGGGCGAGCTCTTGTACCCCATGGGCAAGGACCCGGACGGGCTGCGGAAGCTCATGACCGGCATGTCCAAGGAAGAGCGCATGACCAGCCTTGAGCGCCTTATCGCCGACAAGGGCTATTCGGGTTATATTGCCGACGACCCGGTCCTCGGCGCGGTGGCGGCGATCTTCGATCCGCTGGATGTGCGCCGGGTGATCCAAGGGAAGGCCGAAGGCGGCGAGGTCACGAGCGAGATCCGGAAGATCCTCGTGCCCCTGGTCGTCGCGAACCTGGAGACCGCTGCCTGATGGCTGGAATCGGAACCTTGATCAAAGGCGCGGCGAAGCAGATTCGCCGCATCGGCGACGAGTTCGACCCGCGCTTCGACCCGCGCAAGAAGGAGCAGGAGCGCCTCCAGAACCTTGAGGTTGCCGTGGAGCCGCGCCCCCTTGATCGTCCCCAGGTCAGTATCGCGGACTTTGAGGGCCACCCGTTCGTCACCTCCATGTCTGACCGCACCGCTGCCGGCGGGCTGCTCACGGACATCCGCGGGCTCCCGCTCAGCGAGCCCGTGAACCTGCGCGGCGGCCAGGACTTCATGTTCGATTACAACCCCGGGCAGGTCTGGGCCTCGGGCAAGGCGCAGGCCTCGGATATCTTCTCGGCTGCCCAAATGGCCAAGGCAAATACCGGCCGGGATCCGATCTTCCTGCCCTGGCGCATGGCGCCCACGGGCGGGGACTTCGCGACCATGACCGGCGAGACTATGCTGTCCTTTGCCCGGGACAGCATGAACAAGAAAACCAAGCGCAGCCTGGACTCTAAGCTCAAGAGGATCATCCCCGACTGGCCTGGCATCGACAGCCCTGACGCGATTGACGTTTTCCGGGGGGCCCCTGACAAAGCTCGCAAGGCGGCGAAAAACGTCATGGACGTGGAGTTCCGAGACCGCGGCGGCCTGTCCATTGGCGAGGCGCGCCTTGCGGTGGCCGATCCTGCTCAGCTTGATGCTCAGCAAGGCGGCGTGCAGAACGTGGGGCGCATCCTTACCGATTTGGAGATGGATTTCTCGACCCACCCGAGCTACCCCTACGCGGTGCCCGGGGAGGGCGTCGGCGTGCTCAAGGAGGACATCAACGTCTTTGAGCTCCTGCCGGATATCGTCGAGGCCCGGAGCATCCCGGATCCTCTGAGCCCGCGAGACACGGACCTGCGCTCCATGCAGATGGGCGCGAAGGCTGGCCGTATCACCCCGGAGCTCCTCCGCAAGATCCTCGGCGGTGGCGCGGGCGCTGCCGTCGGTATCGAGGCCCTGCTCCAGGAAGAGGCCCAGGCGGCTCCGCTCATGGCGCCCGGCATGGCTCTCGGCGGCGCGGTGTCTAGGGCGATCGCCCGCTTGATGGAGGCAGGCATGTCGCGGGAAGCTGCCGAGCGGGTCGTGCGCGGCGAGATGCCGCCGGCGCTCCCGGATCGCGCGCCTCCGCGCCTGACCTTCTCCGCGGACAACCCCAAGGCAATCGGGGCGATTCCGAACATCCTCAACTTCGTCGACCAACCCTTCTACCAGATCCTGGAAAAGGACCTCATCCCCGAGCTGGTGATGATGTCCCCCGACGAGTACATCACCGAGGCGTCGAGGATCCTGTCCCGCCAGTCCCCCGGAGAGGCCGACTTCGATAACGTCGTCCGAAGCCGCACCCAGGACATGGAGTACCTCCAGGGGATCCAGGACCTGCTTGATCAGGGCGCAGACTTCCAGGTCCCGTTCCTGGACTACAAGCGCGGCGGCCAGGAAGGACTTCACCGCACGATCGCTGCCCGGAACCTCGGGGAGGAGCAGATCCCCGTGATGGTTATGCGCTCCGTCAAGGGCGATAACTACATCCCCCTGACCCAGGCCGAGCAGGACGCCATAAACGCGGCCAGGCTTGAGGACCTGCGGGCGAAGGGCTACCCGGAGTCGACGGTCCAGAAGATCATGGGCGACGAGCTCTCCATGAACCCCGATATTCGCCGTGAACGGGCCTATCGCCAAGGCAAGCGGCAGCGCCTTTTTCACGCCGGCAGCCCCGAGCTCGCGACGGCCACGCAGCTCGACCCTGACGCCGGACGGTTTGGACGCTCCGGGAGCGGGGTTTGGATGACCCCGGAGCCGGTGCTCGCGAACACCTACGTTCCACCGGGGGTCGAGAACGCGGGCACGATGTACGAGTTCCTGGTGGATGACTCCAAGTTCCCGACATTTATCGGGAGCGGGAACTGGGACGAGGCCGTCGGGGACCTTTACAGCCCTGATTACGACAGGATCCTTGAAGACGTCTCCGGGACCACCAACGAGATCGCGCGCCAGGTGCGCGAGATGGGCTACCCGGGGATGAAGTTCACCGGGATCAGCGACGTGGGCCCGAATTACCAGGCAGCGAAGCGCTCGGCCGAGATGATCGCCCCCCAGTACGGGATGGAGCCTAAGGAGCTCCTGGACTCCACGATCGGCGACCGCGCCGTTGACGACTACGAGGTCTATACGATCTTCGACCCCAGCGTCGCCCGCTCGCCGACCGCCGCCTTTGACCCTGATCAGGTCGATTCCCCGAATCTCATGGCGGGCCTAGGCCCCGCAGCTATCGGCGCTGGTCTTCTGGGCGCCGCCATGGCCCCCGAGGAGGCCGAAGCCGCCGGCTTTGGCACCCTGGCTCGGGCTATTGGCCGCCCGACCCAGCGCCTGTTCCAGGGCTCGTCGGCGAAGTTCGCGCGCCCGAGCATGCAGAGCGTGGGCACGGGCACCGGTAACCAGGCCTTTGGCTATGGCCTGTACTTCACCGAGGCCCCGGATATCGCCGGCACTTATAAGCGTGGCCTGGCGAACAAGAAAATGATCCAGGGCATAGAGGACCAGGGCCTGGTACCCGGGGTAAGCGCGAGCGAGCTCGATGACATGATCGACGAGGGCGTTTTCGGCGAGGCCGAGACCCGCTTCCTGAGCGCGCTCCGGGATGCCGACTACCTGGGCTTTGATAACGTCCACAACGCGGCCATGGTTGCCTTGAAGCGCGGGGATCTGGCTAAGCGCTACGATGCCGCGAATGACCCGGCGGTGGCCGAGCTCGACAAGATCGCCAACGAGCTCGGGTTTCTCTACGAGGTCGAGGTGCCCGAGGGCAGCTTCATCGAGTGGGACCTGCCCCTCGACCAGCAGCCCGAGGTCGTGCAGCAGGTGGTGAAGCAGAATGCACCACCCGAGCTCCAGAAGCGCATCGAGAGCGGGCAGCTGAAGGGCCTGGAGGCCTACTACCTGTTCGGGAAGGACCCCGAGGTCAACAGCATGATGTGGGGCCAGTACGGTGTGCCCGGGATCCGCTACAGCTCTGTGCGCACGAAGGAGGGCAAGACGAGCCCGGACGCGCCGCGCAACTACGTCATCTTCGACGAGAACCTGATCAACATCGTCCGCCGGAACGACGAGGCCCTGGAGAACAACTTCGACGAGCTCGCTGCCCGCATGTCGGCGACCGACGTGCGCAAGCCCCTTGCGGCGGTCCTCGGCGCAGGCGCGGCGGGCGCTACCCAGGCTGGGCAGGAAGACGTCCCGGACTACATGCGCCGCCTCGATGGCTCGATCAAGTCTGAGCGCGGCTTCTTGGGTCCGATCCGGAATAACGTCTCCGGCCGCACCATGACCGAGGTCTCGGTGGGCCAGCCGGGCTCGGAGGAGGGCTTCTACCCGCTTCTGGTTCCGACCTTGACCCGGGATGAGATCGAAACAATCGCGAACATGGATCTTGGGCGCGAGCGTCCGCCCCAGGCGATCATCGAGAAGGCCCGGGCCCACGCCATGGATCGCATCGATCGCGGCCTGAGCCCGTTCTACCAGGATGGGGAAGAGACCGCCGGGGCTATGTTCGGCGAGTATGATGCCCGCGCGTCCGAGCGCCTCAGCCAGGAGCTCGCGCGGCTCATGCAGCTGGCCGATATTGCCCGCCAGCCGAAGATTGAGCCCCTTCAGGATCTCTATGGTCTTGCGACGGCGGGCGATTACTTCCTGGAGGACCGCCCAAGCGAGATGGACGCCCTCCAGCGCGCCCTGCAGCGCCTGGACATGGCCCAGGGCGTTGGCGAGTGGCTCCAGACCACTGGCCAGGGCGACCCGACGACGGTCATGCAGGATCTCATGGCCGGGCTGGACATCTTCGACGTGGCGAGCCTCCTCCCCGGGGCGGGCGCCGCAGCAGCCAAGGCCGTGCGCCGAGCGGGCCAGTAACACACACACTTGCACATCGACACGGAGCCCTCTATACTGCGCTTGCGCATTGAGAGGAGGTCCCTATGAGCGCTGCAAGGAAGAAGCAATTTTACAACCGGGTGCGCCGCACCTGCCGGCTCCACGACCTGGAGATCGTCTTCGACGGCGCGCCCAAGAACTACCGCGCCGTCGAGATCAAGAAGAACGGCATGACCCTCTTCGCCGACCGTGGCGATGGCTTCAAGCCCCTCGATATTAACTGGGAGCGCCTCCACGGCGAGCTCGCGGACTATGGATTCCGCGGGGGTGTGAAATGATCGAGCCCGGGAAGCGCATCAACAAGATCTACGGCTACTGCCGGGTCTCGACCGTCGAGCAGGCGCGCCACGGGGTGAGCATCGAGCTCCAGAAGCGCCACATCGAGGAGTTCGTGCGGGAGAAGTACAACCGCGAGGTCGATGGCTTCTTCATCGACGAGGGCGTCTCGGGCAAGGTCGGCATCTCCGAGCGCCCGGGTTCCCATGCCCTGACCATGGCCCTGGAGGAGTGGGACATCGTCATCTCGACGCGCCTCGACCGGCTCTCGCGCTCCACCCATGACCTGCTGCAGATCATCCCCCAGCTCCAGGAGAGCAACGTGACCCTGTTCTTCTGCGAGCAGTTCGGGGACGTGCCCATCGTCTACCCGCGCGCGAGCGGGGCCAAGGGCCTGCGGGCGAAGTTCGACATGAACCAGATGACCAACCAGATCATGCTCATGGTGCTCTCGGCCGTGGCCGAGCTGGAGCACGGCCTGATCAAGGACCGCTTCGCCGACGGCAAGGTCGACTGGGCCACCCGGGGCTACAGCATCGGCGGAAGCGTGCCCTACGGCTACCGGAAGGTGCGCGAGCGCCACGGGAACAACGGCCGCGTGCGCCTGGAGCCGGTGCCCGACGAGCAGCGCGTGATCCGCACGATCCAGCGCCTGTCCGACCGCGGCCTGGGGCACCAGAAGATCGCGACCCAGGTGCGCTCGCTCCACGCCAACGCCCGGGACATGAACCGCCACAAGGTGCGCCGGATCCTTGAGCGCAAGGAGCAGGGCTTGCATTACGAGCACGTTTGATATGGGCTATACTCCCGGGGGTTGACGCCCCCGGAGGCCCGCCATGAGCGCCTTGGAAGAGATTCAGTTCTGCATCAAGAAGGTCGAGGGCATGCTCGCCCAGGACTACATGACGACCCCTGTGCGTCAGATCCTGACCGAGATCCTGGCCAGCCTTACCTCCGCCGCCGCGGACCTAAGCGAGTAACGTGGCGATCCAGGAGGGCTGGGGCAGGGGTACCTGGGGCCTAGGCGCCTGGGGCACGCCCCTGTACATCGATGTCCCCGTCACCGGGGTCCAGACCACCTCCGCCCTAGGCACGCCCCTGGTCGACGCCGAGGCGAACGTCCCGGTCACCGGCCTGGGGATTACCAGCGGCCTGGGCACCGTATCGGTGGTCGCCAAGGCAAACGTGAGCCCCGACTCCCAGGCCATCACCTCGGCCCTAGGCACCCCTGCGGTTACAGCCATCGGGAACGTCTTCCCCGCCGGCCAGGCCGCCACGGCGGGCCTGGGCACCCCGGAGGTCGACGCCGGGGCCGTGGTCGAGCTCACGGGCTTCCAGGTTAACAGCGCCCTGGGGACGGTGGATATCGTCGCCAAGGCCAATGTGGTGCCCACGGGGCAGGCGACGACGAGCGCCCTGGGCACGGTCTTCATCTCGTTCGGGATTACCCTGACCCTAGACGGTCAAGGCATGACCAGCGCCCTGGGCACGCCCATCGTGGACGCCGCGGCGATCGTGGAGCTCACGGGCCTGGGTATCACGAGCACCTTGGGCAAAGTTCTGGTCTATGGTGAAATTGACACCGACCAGACGCCGAACTATGCGACGATTAGCACGACCCAGTCTCCGGGCTATACTCCCGTGGACACGAGCCAGTCACCAAATTACGAGGACATCCCGGCGGCGCGAGACGCTGCCTGATCAGTGAGGGAATAGCATGGCCACTTACGTCAACGACTTGCGCCTGACCGAGCTCGCCACCGGCGAGGGCTCCGGGACCTGGGGTACGACGACGAACACGAACCTGGAGCTCATCGGCGAGGCCCTGGGCTACGGCACGCAGGATGGCTTTCCGACCGACGCCGATGCCACTACCACGGTCGCTGACGGCGCCTCGGATCCGGCTCGCGCCATGTACTTCAAGGTGACCTCCTCGGCCACCCTGACCGCGACCCGCACCCTGACCATTGCCCCGAACACGGTCAGCCGGGTGATGCTCATCGAGAACGCCACCACCGGCTCCCAGTCCATCGCCATCTCCCAGGGCAGCGGCGGCAACGTCACCATCGCCAGCGGCCAGACTAAGATGGTCTACCTCGACGGGGCGGGTTCTGGCGCGGCTGTGGTTGATGCCCTGGCGGATCTTGAGCTGGGCACCATCACCGTCGCCGACCTCACCGCCACCACTGCGGACATCAACGGCGGCACCATCGACGGCGTGACCATTGGCGGGTCGAGTGCTGGGGCGGGTACGTTTAGTGGGCTGACGGTTGAAAACACTGACGCAACTATTACGCTTTCTGGTACTCGTGGAACTGGAGACACGCACACAATCGCTACGGCAGGTGCAAATAGTCAAAACTTAAACATTAGTGCTGACGATTCTATATTTCTTAGAACATCTGACACAGTTCAGCGCATAGGTATTTTCTCAGGCGGCGACATCTCCTTCTACGAGGACACCGGCACCACGCCTAAGTTCTTCTGGGATGCGAGTGCGGAGTCGTTGGGGATTGGGACGAGTTCGCCATCAACTTTCTTAGATATTGATGCATCCCAGTCAGTTTCTTATGGGGCCACCTCTAACAACGATGTTTATTTTGAGATAGCCAACAGAACAGAGGCTAATGGTCAATTTAGCGGTATGCGTTTCTTAACAGAAAACGCAAGTGGCGTTGCGTCTTGGTGGAACGTAGGTGCTATATCCACAGCCAGTAATTACGATACTGATCTGGTTTTTCAGCAACGCACAGGCGCTGCAACCTATTCGGAAGCCATGCGCATCGACTCCAGCGGCAACCTCGGCTTGGGCGTGGTGCCGAGTGCTTGGGGCGCAAGCTACAAAGCATTGCAGTTTGCTTCTGGTGCTATTGCTGGCTTTAGCACTACCGCGCTTGACCTTTACGGGAACGCCTATGACAGCGGCACGGGCGCTTGGAAATATTTGAACTCGTCTCAAGGGGCAACCCGATACGCTGCTTTCGATGGGCAACACCAATGGTTCAACGCCCCCTCCGGCACCGCAGGCAACGCGATTTCGTTCACGCAGGCGATGACGCTGGATGCGAGTGGGAATCTCGGGATTGGGACGAGTTTGCCTACGGCTAAGCTGCATATCTTGGCTGACACCCCTGTACTAATGAATAATGCTGCTGGTACTTCAGAAGGCAAATTTGATTATGTGGATTCCGGCGCAACGCTGCGGATGCACAACTTTTTTGGAACGGGGTCAAACATTACGTTCTTGACTAACCCCAATAGCGGCGCAGTCACAGAACGCATGCGCATCGACTCCAGCGGGAACGTCGGCTTGGGGTTAGTGCCAAATACTTGGAGCGTAGGCAAGGCGCTTGAACTTGGGTTTGAAGGCAATGCTCTTTGGGGTAACGCTGCCGACGAAGTAATTGTTGTTCAAAACGCTTACTACAACTCAGGTTGGAAATACGCTACAACACGGCCTGCTACACATTACTCCCAGTACAACGGCGGTCATCGTTGGTTTACGGCTGCATCTGGCACCGCTGATGCCGCCTTGTCGTGGACGCAGGCGATGACGCTCGACTCCAGCGGTAACCTGCTGGTGGGGACGACGAGTAGCACGGTTGCAAACCCCGGAGTGGTCCTCTACCCCTCTGGGCAGCAAGCAATCGGACACGCAAACGGAACCGTTAGCGGTACGGCATTTTCGTCATTTCTCTATAACAACGGCGTTATCGGTTCAATCAGCCAAAATGGCACCACTGCCGTTCTTTACAACACCTCCTCCGACGCTCGCCTAAAGGAAAACATCGCGGAC